TTTAGTTTCATATGAAGGAGGGGAAGAAAAATTATTTTTTGATCTTGACATTCCCAGAGACAAGTGTTATTATTATGGAGTGCCTGAAGAAATGTTAAAAACTGATGGTACTTTAATGAAAAATATCTCAGAACAGCTTAAAATTTTGAAACAGTATGATAAAATAAAAGTCAGCTACGGGATTTTTTCAACAAGCTATGATACACCTTATATTTATGGCTTATTGAATAGTTCTGTGGTACAAAATGATAATTTTAGACTTGACAAAGAAATCAATTTATAGTATTATAATAAAATCAGCAGTGTGAGAGAGTCATCACGCTGACTAAAAGGAGAAAAAAATGACTATTGATATGAAGAAAATGAGAGAGCGCAAAAATGCTCTTGAAAGTAAAGGGGGCAACAATCGTTTTTGGCGCCCGCAAGATGGGGAACAAACTATCCGTATTGTTCCTACTGAAGATGGAGATCCGTTCAAGGATTATTGGTTCCATTATAATGTTGGAGATAATCCCGGCTTCTTGAGTCCAAAGCGAAACTTTGGCGAAGACTGTCCGTTGGATTCTTTTGTGCGCCAGCTTTGGCAGGAAGGCACAGAAGATAGTAAGAGAATGGCGAAAAAGCTTTCTGCTCGTCAGCGTTTCTTTGCGCCAGTTATTGTGCGTGGAGAAGAAGATAAAGGGGTTCGAGTTTGGGGTTTCGGTAAAACCGTTTATGAAACTCTCTTGAATCTTGTGCTTAATCCGGAATATGGAGATATTACCGATGCTGAAGCGGGGACTGATCTTGTCCTTGGTTATGGAAAGCCATCCGGCGCAACCTTTCCAGTAACTCAGATTACGCCTAGGCGCCGCAGTTCAACGCTTTGTAAGGAACCTGAGAGGTGCCGTGAATTTTTGGAGTCTGTACCGGACTTTGATGAACTGTTTGCAGCTAGTCGAAAGTCTTTTGCAGAGGTGCAGGGGATGCTAGACGAATTTCTGTTGGGAGATGGAGATCCCGAAGAGAATTCCACCGAAACCACCAAATATGATGGTGGCACCGAGAAAGAAGCCACTAGGGGGACTTCCGTGGATAAAGCTTTCGCAGATCTTCTTGGTAAATAATCTGTAAACCGCAGGGAGGCATGGGTTTACAGATGCCTCATTTTTATACACTATAGGAGTTTTGATATGCCTAAGAAAAAGGCTGGCAAGCTTTCTATTGAAGATATGCGCAAGCTTATCAACAAGAAAGCGGGACTAAATGTTGCACACAATTTAAATAAAGACAGCCCAACAATTGTAAAAGAATGGATTCCTACAGGATCGAGATGGCTTGACAGTATTATTTGCAGAGGGCGCCTGGCAGGAATTCCCATTGGAAAGATTGTGGAGATTGCAGGCCTTGAATCAACCGGCAAATCATATATGGCGGCACAAGTTGCCGCTAACGCTCAAAAGATGGGCGTTGATGTTGTTTATTTTGATTCAGAATCCGCAATTGATCCGGGCTTCTTAGAAAAAACCGGCTGCAATGTTGATGATCTGTTGTATGTACAGGCAACCTCTGTGGAATTTGTGCTTGAGACAATTGAAGAGCTTCTTGGATCAAACGAAAACAAGATGCTTTTTATCTGGGATTCACTAGCATTAACGCCCGCAATCTCAGATATTGAAGGAGATTTTAATCCTCTTTCGTCCATGGCCGTTAAGGCCAGAATCCTTGCAAAAGGCATGTCAAAATTGACAGTTCCCATTGCGAATAGTCAATCGACATTTCTTGTTTTGAACCAGCTTAAAACAAACATCACCAGGAGCCCCTCAGAGACCCTCACAACGCCTTATATGACTCCTGGGGGTAAAGCTATGGTTTATGCCTACTCGTTGCGTGTGTGGCTCACAGGGCGCAAAGCAAAGGCTTCTTTCATCACAGATGATAAAGGCTTTCGAATTGGTTCAGAGGTCAAGGTAAAACTTGAAAAATCACGATTCGGGACAGCCGGTAGACAATGTAATTTTAAGATCCTATGGGGAGATGAAATCGGAGTACAAGATGAAGAAAGTTGGCTCGACGCGATTAAGGGCTCACACCATTTAGTTAATAGTGGCGCATGGTTTGCGCTCACTTATGTTGATGGCACCACTGACAAATTTCAGACCGCAACCTGGAAGAAAAAACTTGAAGATCCTAAGTTTAGGCAAAGAGTTTTAGAGATCATGGACGAAGAGATTATTATGAAGTTTGATGACCGTACAGGTTCAGCAGAATCTTTCTATGAAGAACGGGAATAAACTCTTTTTGCTTACTAATTAATAGTATTGAGGGAGTACAGGACATGAAACTAAAACAATCGAGATTACAACAAATTATTAAAGAAGAATTAGCTATTGTTTTAGAGGACAACCTTGGAACCGGCCCCGCCCTCGCAGCTGCGGAAGACCAAGAAGGCATCTCTGACCGTGCGTCCGGTATTATGCAAGAAGATGACACGTGGATTCAGGGCGCCGAAGAAGATATTGAAAGGCGCGGTACCGAAGGTGTTTGCACTGGAGATAAATTCGGTGGTCCCACCTGTAAGCCCGGTACAAAGCGCTACAATTTAGCCAAAACTTTCCGTAAAATGGCAAAGAAAAAAAAGTCTTGACAAGTCTGATTTAATTTGGTAGTATACTCTTTATGAAGAGAGTAATGATTATTGACGCCCTCAATCAATTTTTGAGGGCCTATATTGTTAACCCAAGCTTATCTACAAATGGAGATCCCATTGGTGGAACTGCTGGGTTTCTTAAAATTCTGCAAAAACTTTGTCGAGAGATTAATCCTGATAGGGTTATTGTTTGTTGGGATGGTAAAGGTGGCAGCGCAAGAAGAAAGATTGTCAACAAAAACTATAAAGAAGGGAGAAAACCCTTACGTCTCAATCGAGATATTAAAAATCTTACTGAGGAAGAGGAACTTCAAAATAAGATTTGGCAGCAAATACGGCTTGTTGAATATCTAAATAATTTCCCAATAACTCAGTTAGTTTCAGATGGCTCAGAAGCAGACGATGTAATTTCTTTTATTACACAACATCCTGGTTTTTGGGGCTGGCAAAAAGTAATTGTCTCAAGCGATAAAGATTTCTTTCAACTGCTTGATAATGAAACTGTCCTCTACCGACCAACTCAAAAAGAAATATTAAACAAAAAAAATATTGTTGAGAAGTTTGGTATTCATCCAACAAATTTTGCGTTAGCTCGCGCAATTGTGGGAGACAAGAGCGACAATTTAGATGGAGTCCCGGGAATTGGATTAGCGACCGTTGCAAAACGTTTGCCATTCCTTGCAGAAGAAAAGACATATGGTATTGACAAGGTGGTTGAATTCTGCGCGAATGCTAATTCAACCTTAAAAGCATATCAAAACATTGTTGAGAGCGAACCAATCATTAAGGAAAATTATCAGTTGATGCAGCTATATTCTCCAAGTATTTCAGTTCAGAATAAAACTAAAATAAAATCTATAATCAGAGACACTGAATTAACATTTAATAAAACTTCTACAAATGGTATGATGCTGGAAGATGGTATTGGAAAAACAAACTGGAATGATCTTTATACATCTTTCAGAAAAATTGTTGTAGGAAATAAATAAAATATTATGACTATTCATGAGTGTGTTGGAAACACACCACTTATCAAGATAAGTGATAAAATATATGCGAAGTTAGAGACTTTTAATCCTTCAGGATCTATTAAAGATCGGATGGCATATTATATAATAAAGAAAGCTGAAGAATCTGGTGATTTAAGAAAGGGTTATACGATAGTTGAGGCTTCTTCTGGGAATACAGGCATTGCATTTGCTATGTTTGCAGCTGCGTATGGATATAATTGTATTATTATTATGCCTCGCAACATGAGCGCCGAGCGAAAAAAAATGATGAAAATGTTTGGCGCCAAAATAATTGAAGTCGGACATAATGCATTTAAAAGCGCGATAAAAAGAAGGGATAAGCTCGTTCATAACTTTGGCACCTATTGGTCTCCAATGCAGTTTAGTAATAAACATAACACTGAGTGCCACGAAACAATGACAGCCAGAGAGATACTCACACAGGTACCTGAAAACATATCTGCTTTGATTGCTGGGTCTGGAACCGGCGGTACTATTATGGGTTGTCATAATTTTTTGTCGGTGAAATTTCCAGATATGAAAACAGTTCTTGTGAAGCCGTCCGAACCAGCAGAAACCCATGGAATACAAGGCATTAACGATGGTGGTGACTTCTTATGTGACATGTCAAAAGTTGATGATGTAATAGAAATAACAACAAAAGAAGCCAAAGAGAGATCATGTCGTCTTGCCAAAGAAAACGGCCTTTTGGTTGGTATAAGCTCTGGAGCAAATATATTGGCTGCAGAAAAATGGGTTAAAAACAATAATCCGCCTGGTATTGTGGTAACATTTTTATGTGACCGTGGCGAAAGATATT